GATGCGAAGTTGCTCCTGCGGTCCAGTTGATTCCTTGCCGCCACCCTGATGTTGTAGATGCTACCCAAGGTCACCGGTGCGATGTAGAACTGCGTCCTCGTGGTCACGCCCGCTGTGGCGAAAGTGGCATCCGTGCTCAATTTGTATTCAATGATGTAGTCCTGCACAAACGGATCTGTAGAAGCAGTCCAATTGACCTCGATCCTCCTCAATGTGCTGTCCTCAGCCAAATATCCTCCACCAGTGGGGATGTTCTGTGCCGCTCCTGATGTGGCCGTGACTGCTGTGGGTGCCACAACCAAGAATGGGTTTGGCAGGCTGAGGGTTGGCCGTGTGATGTCCACTGTCTTGCTGTTGATTCCATACGCACTGCTCTGGTGCTCAAAACCCTGTATCTCTATCTGTCCCTCTTCATTAATGCCGAGTTCGGTGCATCTAAATACACCATCCAGGCCCAATCTGGTGTTGATCACCCTAAAGAGGTCTCCCACCGTTAGGTTTGATCCAGCGGCGTGTGTGGCAAATCCCACTTGCTTGAAGTTGCGGCTGCGTTTTACGAACACCTCCGCGGCCTGCAGTGCCTGTTCTCTGCTGGTTGTGTTTGCAAATGTCAGTTGTCTCTCCAATCGAATGCCGTCCTCTGCCAAGAACGCGATGTCATCAGCGGAACCATCTTCGGGATAGATGACCTCGTTGGGTTGGAAGTCTGCATCTGGATCCACATAGGTCACCCTGCACCTGTTGATTTTGCTTCTCTTGCTGTCTCCGCTGAGATTGATGCCACCCACGATGTTGTCATCTGTGGCAGTAAACACCACGCCCGGGTCAGTTGGAGTTGCCGCAATGTCTGTGTCATCGCCACCGTGCTCGATCTTTATCACATACTTGCCCTGCTGATAGGGCATTATGCCCCTGAAGCCGATCAGGATGTTTTTAACGTTGTCCATAAGGGTCTGTGCCGTGTCGATCACTGCGTTGCAGGTAAATGCTTTGCCGGTGGTGCTGGCTGTGTAAGGCACCACTTGATCACAGAGATCTGCGGCCACCTTCCAACTATACCAGTCAAAAACTTCGTTTGTCAGACCCTTGCCATATCTTGAATTCCTCATGTAATCCAGTAGGACGCTGACAGGGTTGTCATCAAATGTGACTGACTCCGCCGCGTATGCGGTGGTGTGATCTACTGTGCTGTCGGCGCTCAAGGTCGTGGCGTCAAATATTCTCCTGCCCTGTAAGGTGACCACAACGTTGGGGACCCCGCCACCATATGGGTTGTTGTTGGCGTCCTCATTGGTATCTATCTTTTTCCAGCGAAACTTGCAGGCGATGTAGGCAATGCCACTGAGTTTGTGGTCATCGGTCCAACCCGGCGCTTCTTTCAGCAATGTGCTGGCCACCTGATCATCCCTGCCATCAAAGAACTGCACTTCCAATCTTGAATCATTGGCGTAGAGTCCTGATGTGGCAAATGATCTCACGCCGTGAGAATAATCTCCCACTGTCACGGTGTTTTCATCAATCAATAATTTCGTGTAAGCATTCACCCGTCCTTCACTCAGCACGTAGGCCACGTAAAGATATTCATTGCTGCCAGAGCCGGTGCTGACGAAAACTCTGATGCCGCCCACTGCTCTTGTGCCATACACCACTGGTATGTTCGCGATTGCAGAATCCTTGTTGATCAGGACCCCCTGGATGCTTTCCGCCGAACTGACGCTGTAATCGGGTGCGTCGAAGTTCACGCCAAATCCGCCCGTGAACACTGACACCACTCCCTTGACGAAGTTGGCTACGCCCTTTACTAATTTTTCTCCTTCTTTATATCCAGGAATGTTTTCTCGTGCCCAACCCATTAGATCACCTCCCGTTGATAATGTTCGCCCACCTTGCGATATCCAATCCAGTCATAGAACCTTGCCATTTTTTTTGGATCATCGCTATAGACATAACTCAATTGTATTTCTATCGCCCTGCACTTTGCGGCCCACTCATAGATGGCATCATAGAGCATCTTTGCGTTGAGTCCTTTCCTGTGTTCTGGATAAACGTAGAAGAAGTAATCCATCACATAGGTATCATAATTCCACCAAAACTGATTGGCACCTGCCGCCGCGGCTCCCACCAGTTCTCCTTGTTCATCCTGCAGGATGAATACCACGCGACTTGGATTGTTGATAAAATTAAGATACCAATTACGCATTTTGTTAAGATTTTCCTTTAGATGAGGGAATCGGCTTTCTTTCAGTTGTTGAAGATTCATCTTGAACAAGGCAGGTATGTCTTCTCTGGTCATTTTTCTAACTTGCATTTGTTTCCCAAATTGTATCAGTCTGTTTAAATCCGTTCTGAATCATAATGTCCTGCGTTTGATTGTATGGCAGCACATAATTGATCGCGGATGTCCTAACCACTTCCACACCCTGTTGCGAGCATAGGTCAAATATGTTATCCAACAACTCTTGGTAGTATAGGTGATTGCGGTATTGTGGCAGTATATAGATGAGATCAACAGAGATTCTTTTTTTGTTGTTGTAGAACACCCTGTCACTCACCAGCATCGCGAATCCAACTAATTCGTCATTGATGAACGTGCCATATGGTCTCACTGCCGATGTGGCGAACCAATTCTTAACTGTAAAATTGTATGCTACCCTGTCGAAGTCTGTGTCGGCCAATCCTCTCTCATATACGAATTTGTATGCCAGGTCAAGCATAGGTTGAATGTCCAGTTTGGTTAGAAATCTAAAGGTCTTCATTAAGCCCTGCCCCATTTTATGTCTTTCACGATCTGAGGCGAGAAGTCCAGCCCTCTGTCAGTGCTGAAGAACAATTTTTGACTGGCCGGATTGGTCCTCCTGCCATTGGTCCTCTCAAAGTCGGCGAACTGGCTTGAACATTCCAGGGTCAGCGTCGCGGTGTCATTAGATTCGCTAATGTTGTATCCATTTATGTAGCCGTCAAATACCATAAAAACGTCAGACGCTGTGAATGAATAGTCATCCTGCAACACCGCCCGATAGATGACCACCCGCTTGTCAATGTAATCGTTGTTAAGGACCACGCTGACCATTGTGCCATCAACCGCGGTGAATGTCATTTCAAGGGTGCCCACTCTGAGGTCTGCGCTCTCTATCACGTTGCCGTATCCGATAAATTGTCCTTGTGCCAGATATTCATTGTTGCCGGCGTCGGGAGCGGTCTCGCTGTCAAAAGTAATGTTAATGTTGGAACTGGTGAAGTATAGCGGTGTGTCTAAATGAAGTTCAATCAAGTCCGCCACGAACAATTTGCGGGCTTGTAACTTTGTTTGCAGGGCGGGTGCGATGTTCCTGCTCATTAGATCTCCTCTTGGCAGGCGATACGATATCTATATGTGCCGTCCGCGGATGTATTGAAACTCTGTTCATTGCCATCAAAGAACACAGTGAAAGGCACGTCGTTATAGGTCACTGTTGTGGTGGATGCCGTGACCGATGTGATCAGCGATGGAAATATGTGTAAGAAATCTTCACTGCTGGCGTCCATGTTCACGTCCTCAGTCAGCATATAGACCTTGTCGTGGTTGCTGAACTTGATGAGGTCGCCCTTCTTTAGCGTTCCTGTGGCTCCGTTGCCGCTGACCCTGCTGGATCCCGCTGACGCGGTCTGCGTTATGGTTATTGCTCCAGATGCGGTGCCCTTGGTTGATGCTATCTCTGGTGGCACTATGGTGAACGATTCTGCCTGTCCATTCTGCTTAACTATGAAACTGTATTGCGAAAAGAAGTCCGCCTTGGACAGCGGTGGGCTCTCCAACGTAAAACTCCAGAACTGGCCTCCCGACTTGACTCTCTGCGTCCGCCCGCTCACGCTGATGGTGGCTTTGACATTGTTGTTGCTTCTGAAATCCAGTGTTGTAAACTCTGCTGTGGGAAATGTGCCGCTCATGTTATGCTGTCAAACTCCTTTTTCCTCTTTCATAGAGGCCTTTGTTGATCATTCCTATTATCATATCCTGCCTTGTGAGCAGTAGTTGATCGAAATCACGTGCATCCACGGTGTTGATGTTGAACGTGATGTTCATGTTGCCGAACGACGACATGCCATAGGTGCTGCCATCTCCCATGTTTAATTTATTGTTGGGCACGATGTAGCCGTCGCTATTTGGAACGAACAATTCCGGTCCTCGCTCACCCACAAGATATGGTGTGTTTCCTGCTGTGGGACCACCCAGTGCTCTCGCTTCGGGGCCACCTTCTTTGACCGGTCCGCCCTTTGAGAATCCTAATAATGCGGCAAACAATCTCAGCCCGATGTATTTTTGCAGTTCCTTGTTGGTTTTTCTCAAAGCCTGTGTCTCTGCGTCTTGTGCGTCCACGATGCCAAAGATGTATTCCGCCAACAGCCTCATCAGCGGCCCAACGATGAACAGTCTTACGAACGCCGTTATCAATTCTGTGACTATGGCATCGGCCAACATCCTGCCCGCATCTCTGGCGCTCATCGTGCCCTTGATGATGCCCACGAATGCCTCGGTGGCCGCGTTGTCTATATTGTTGAACGCATTACGCATCGCATCCAAGGCTATGTTTGATGTGCTAAACTCCTTGTATATGCTTTGACCAAGTTTGGTCATTTCATTGTCAAATGCCTCCAACTGATCTCTAACTTCTTTTTGAATTTTCAATAATTTGTCGAACTCTGCTGTCAGTCCTGCCATGCCCTCGGTGCATTTTCCTATGGCCATTGTGGTGGAGTTCAATGCCACAGGAGCGGTCGTAAATTGTTTGTTAAGTTTAGATATTCCTGAATACAGACCACCTGTCTCTGCCGCCGCCTCTGCCAGTTGTTGTTTTAATGGTTTGATCTCTTGGTTGGTCTGTTTCATTCCCACGTAAAGATCGTATAGTCCAGAGAGCCCCAGTATCGAGCCAAAGAAGATTCCTACAGGACCCGCCAGTGCGAGAAGTGCTCCCAATCCTATCTTAAGGGCATACATCTGTTCTGTGAGTCTAGCCAAGGCCTTGGCAAAGAAATCTACTTTTTCTGCATTGTCAGTTCCGAGGAATGATTGCAGGAACTTGTCAAAATTTTGTGTGAGGTCGTTCAATGCCTGGTTGATTCCACCGGTGCCGCTTTGCAGTGCCGTGCCCAATGCCGGACCCAGTTTTTCAAATTCTTTTATAGAAAGCCTTGCGTTGTCTTTGATGCTGTCATACAATGTCTTGCCAAGTTCTTTTTCCAGCAATGGTCCCAAGGTCTTGGCGCTGGCCGCCCCCGATGTTTTTAATTTCGTGAATTCATCCGCGAGTCCATCGATGTCCACTCCCGTGGTCCTTGACACTCCGCCCAGCACACGCAATATGTCCGGTATGTCTTTTAGATTGTTTCCTGACAGCAATAGATCCTGCGTGGCCTTCAATGTCTTGCTTAACTCAAATCCGTAGTCTGCCGAGAACTTGGCAGCGGATTGGAATGCCTGATTGCCAGCCGCAACTGATCCTGTCAGTGCATTCAGAGACAATCTCGTCTTTTCAATATTTTTTTCTAATTCTATTACACGCCCAATGACCGCGGCACCCCCAAAAGCAATCAGGGCAGTCCGCATGAGCCTGAATGTGTTGGCCAAACTTTGGCCCTGCTTGTCCACTCTCCTGAGGCCATTTTGGAGTTGTGTGACTCCGCCCAAGCCCTTGACAATAAAATTTAATAAGAAATTATAACCAGCGGCCATTATCTACCCCTTGGTTGGTTGCCTTTTTTCTTTTGAGCATTCATAGTCCTTTTCTGCTCTTCACTTTCATAAGTGAAGTATCCGGCCCACATTTGTATCTCCAACGCTGACAATTCTATAATCTCTTGGATGGGCATCTTCAGCCTGTCCGCGAGGACCATTATGAATCTCAACTCAACGTTGGATGCTATTCCTTTGCGATAGCCTCAGGCATTGACTCAATCTTGGCGTTGTTGATCGCCGTGCTGATCTTTATGATCACCGCTGGATCCGCCTCGTTCATCAATTTGATTCTATCTGCATCCGTGAACAGCCTCTTGCCATCGGCATCTCTGCTCTTGACCAGAACCGTTTCAACCAACGCATCCACCACCAGACCCTTTGATGCCAACTCCACTATCTTGGCCTCATCCTTGAATGAATGTGTGGTCCTGAAGTAAATGTCAATACCCCACTCCTCGCAGTGATACTTGTGCAGTTCACCGGCGATGGCCGATTGATAATGTTTGCCTATCTTGTCTGTTAAACTTGTCATTTTATTGTTCTCCTTGTTGTTAGTCTTCGTTTGATCACCTCATTGATCGAAGGTATGACCACACCCAGGGGCGCCTGTGGGCTCCTGCCGGGTCCGTCCTCCAATTTCTGAGCATATGGCTGAGCATTGCCAATCACCGCTCCAGCCTTGGTGCTTCTCTTGGCCCAGGATTTTTTGTATAGCCCTGAACGCACCGGACTGCGTCTCTTGATCGTGGCAAATAAATCTGACTCCGTCTCTAATTTTTCCTGTCGAGTCAGTTTTCCAAGATCCACTATCACTCTCTTGAGATCGGTTTTGACAATGATCTGAGCCATTAGATGTCAGTGATCGTCAATGTGCCGCTGCCAGCGAAACTTGCCGTGCCTTCCACCATTCCATCAAAATTGCTTGTGATGGAGAAGTTTGTGATGATCACGTTGCCCGCCAGTTTGATTCCTGTAGTCTCACCAGACGGGTATAGTTCTATAGAACCCAACCCCTCCGATCCACCACCGGAAACATAACTTAATAAGTTTCTCTGTCCTGCGTCGTTGTCTTTAAGGTAAAGATCCACAGATCCCGAAAACTGTCTCAATCCCGGAATGTATGTCCTTGCTCCTGATCCCATCACTGTTGATTCTATGGTTTCTAATTCTTGCTCGATAGAAAAGGTTCTCACGCTGGCCACTGCCACTTCCGTTGAGTCTGCCCCAATGAACTTGATAACACCATTTTCACCAGTGTAGGTTGTTGTGTTTGCTGCCATTTATTTGGCCTCCTTGTTTTGATCAACCGGCACCGATTGATGCATTTTTTTTATGACCTCCGCGTCCGCCGACAACTGATATCTCAACATGGTGATACCATAGTCCCTCTCCTGCCTTGGTTTCAATGATGTGTGCCCATCACTATTCTTTGGTAAAGAATTCATTATAAAACTCCTTTTTTGTAGGTGTATCTCACTTCCACAGTGATCACCACTTCCGACAATGGCAATTCTCTCTCTATCACCTGTATCTGGCTGATCCTCGTGGTCACGTTGTGGATGTTGGTGGCGGACACAGTGATGTCTCTGCCCCTCTGTGTTTCCAGGGTTTCTTCAACCCGCTCGATCAGTTCGTTCCTCGAGGTGTCAAGTTCCGTGCCTCTGAGATAGCATCGAAGTTCGTATGTGACAGTGCCCTGTCTGAGGTCCATTGATATGTCTTCGCGATCTTCCGTTGTGCTGTTAACCAGTATGGCCGGGAACTGCGTGATGGCCAACTTGGTAACATCAAAATATTTTCTGCTCACCAACCCCGGGGCAGGATCAGTCATGTTGGTCAATTGCTCTATGATATTCTTTGCTATGTTCTCTCTTGCGGACATTACCTTATCAATCTACCGAAATTGAAAGGCTGTCGCTCCGAGTCTGATATGGTTCCTGAACTGTCGATATCATACTCAACTCCCACCTTCAAGATCAGATCAAATTCCTCTCTGAACTTTTCCTTGTAGTATCTCATCTTCTCCCTGAACGTGTCCGATTCAGGAGCGAATGTGGATAACCTTGGATAGATGTAATAGGACAGCACGTGATAACACGCGGCCCTGGTGAATTGTGATGTGGTCAATCGACTTGGAGACAACTTGGTCTTGGCTCCAATGATGCTGATGTCATACTTGCCGTATTCCGCTGTGGGGAACCATTCGATGTTCAAGAGACGGATGATGTCATCATAGGTCTTCTCGTGCAGGTCTGAGAAATCCTGTATCCCAAACTCTTTTATCTGTGGTTCATATTCGATGAGATTGTCATCGTTGGCAAATTGTGACATATAGAGGTCCTACCTTCAATTAATTAATTTTTTACCAAGTCCTTCTTGGTATTGTTATTTAGCGTGAGCAAGGCGTGTGATCAAATCCTGCACGGAGATGTTCTGTATGCGTATCATGGCCGGGTTGTCACCCACCAATATGATGTCTTGCTCCCTGCCCCATCGCTCCAGCAGTTTGCGTCCGGGGTTGGTCATCTTGTCTATCTGTCGGGTGTTTTTGTATTTTTGATCAAATATGCTTTGATTGCTCTGCCCCCAATCACAGCCCAGCACATAGATGGGTTTGAATGACAAATTCATTGCCAATCGCACTGCCAGCAATCCGCTGTTGTGCGGTTGGTCCAGGGTGGTGTAGATCACTTCCTGCCAGTGGGGCAGTTGCTTTTGTCCATTGCAACCATAAAAAATCACTCCGGGATCTATGTTTATTGTTGGCCTCAATGCTCGATCAAACACCACCACGTGATTGACCGCCCTGTGCTGTAGGATGTAATTGCAACCTATCTCCTGCGGCTGTGGTGGTATGACGGTGTGTAGATTAAGAGCGGAAGGTCCATTAAACCAGACTAGGCAGTGTGTCATTGCTTATAAACAAGAAAGGCCCAATCAAGGGCCTCTCTCGCAGTCAGAACTAATAAAAATCTTATTAGTTGATTAACTTGTCGCCTCTCACAAGACAAGCATATGATTCTTTTAGGATACCATTGCCTCTCGCTGTGGTCGCAACATATTCAGTTGATCGTTTTGAAGCGTCTCTCTGAGTTTCTAATCTCAAAGGTCTTTTCAACACGTGAGCAAATGCAAGTGGAGAAAATACCGCACCAAAAGCACCGTTGGCTGAGTCAGCCGCGATTGTTGTGGATTGGAATATTTTCACGTTGAACAATCTTCCCACATACGCAGAACTGGATAATAATTCATTACCCACGTCTGACACGTGTGGAGCGACAGAAGCCGCATAGCCCGCCTGTGTTAAAACTTTAGCGATGTTGAACGCTTGTCCCGGATGCAACACACAGAAGTAATCTCCTGCTATGTCTGTTGGGGCGTTCACATTTCTAAGTTTGTAAACCGCTTGCAATAATGTTTCTGGCGTGATCTCACCTGTGCTGGTTCCCACAACGTTGGTTGTGATGTTGGCTTCAGTGAAAACTCCAAATGCATTAGAGTCTATCTTCTCACCAATTGCTGATCCCAGTAATTGTCCCACATCTGATCCCATGTTTCTTGCAGTGGATTCTGCTAAAAGATCTGATACGTCAACCCTGGCACCAATTTCTGATGCGGCGATAGTGATTGTTGATAGTGATACCGATGTGTCAGTGACCTCGTCTGTTTGACCGGGTTCCTGAGCAGCGATAGAAGGATAAACTGGAATTTGTGCAGTTAATCCTGGTATTGATGTCATGTCATAGACAGTGAATAAACTGCCTGCGATTGACTTTTCTTGTGCCGTGAACACTGCTTCTTGAAGAATATTCGTCAAGAGTGCTGTGTCTGATGTTTGTAATCTTGGGCTACCTGATGTTGCCATTTTACAAAACTCCTATTGTTGGTTAGCGTCCTTATATGTTGATGCGAGGATATTTCTTCGCTCTCAACTCCTTGTATAAGGCTCTCTGTTTTGGATCCATAAGATCCAAGTTGGCTATGTCAACTTCGGTTATTTGGGCATTACTTGATGTGTTTGATTGAGATCCACCACCGGCTGGTCCCGCTGTGACGAAATGAGGATTTTCTTTCAAGAACGTTGAAACCAATCCATCTATCGACATAGGGTCACCGCTTTCGGTGTATCTTGTTCGTCCTGTCTTGGGATCCAACACTTCAACTTCTCCAGACTCTGACATCTTGACGCTGTCTCGAACCAGTCTCACGACCTGCTCGGGATTGATGGCCTTCAAGGTAGATGCCGCGTTTAACAGCGAGCCGTCCACTTTGATCTTGGTCAGTTCCTGGGTTAAAGTAGAGATCTTCTGGTTGGCCTTCTCGGCCTGTTCCTTCAGGATCTTTTCAAACTCACCCTTTTCTTTCGCCTGCTGAATTCGGAGTTCTTCCTCTTTCTGCGTCAGCGATCGATAATGCTCAACATCCACGCCCTCGTATTTTTTTGCGATCTTGGCTTCGGCTTTTCTTCTCACTTCTGCCGCGATAGCATCCAATTCCACTTGGGTATAGACTCTGGTTGATTCAGCCTCTTGAGTGGTATTTTTAGAGCCTTCTTTTGGTGCCTCAATAACACCTTCATTACTGGCTTGCGATGTCGTTAGACTCATCGTAGTCCTCCATTTGTTGTTTGCGAGGGTAGGATAGGCCCCTCGATAAAACTATTTA